TATGGTATGTCACAACAGAGCCTCACGCAGATACTCGTCAAGCACCCATACTTCTTCTATCAGGGAACGGAGGACGAGAGGATTTGGGTCAAGTATGATAACTCATCAAGCAAGGCCTTGCTCACGGCTTGGCACGCTCGCCCGATAGAAGATGTTGTTAAGAGAATAGTATCTTCAGGCAGACCCCTGTTCAAGTTCCCTGACTTCGCACGCAAAGCAGTTATGGAAAAATACCCTGACTGCCCTGAGAATTGGGATGCAGCAGCCGACAGTCCGTTTTGGGAGACTGTCAAGAAAGTACGCAAGGAGGTATTATCATCGAAATAGAAAATATGGGAGATACGGACATAGTGTGGACGAACACACCGACGAAAGAACCTACTACCTTGATTGCATTCTACCAAGGCGAGCAAGGATTCGCCTCGTTTGTCGCAGGTATGGGACTTATCGGAGAGGGAAAACCAGTTGCTAAGATATACAGCAAGTTGCATTCTGTTGACCCGATGAACTCATTCCCCGACCCAACATTCCCCGAATGGCGTTTGTATGAAGTAAAAAACGGTGCAGGGCGACGTTATTTTATCTTAAGACTAAGCAATACCTACGTTGTCGGACCTAACACTACAAAAGCGTGGCTCTACAACTATCCGATATTCAGGGACATAACCATGCACCTGTCATCCTTGGGAGTGGACGAACTCGTCTATATGACAACACATCTCATGCAGACAGCCAACATCAACGACCAAGCATATATCCCCGATGGCGAGGTAGCAGTCTTCGATTATCTTAACCCTGAAAATGATTTGTTAGTCGGCTCTTTCAACAACATCACCGAGATTGAAGACGAGATGCTCGTCCCTCCGCCCTCTTGGATGTTCGCTAAAATCTTCAAGGACTTCAACCAAAATGTTCTTAAGGGTGTTTCGGTGGTATTCTGTCCGCACACTGACACGGTGTTCGTAAATGAGAGGGGTTCTGAAGTGTTATTGACATTTATGAATGACCGACACTGGTTGACTAGTGATACCGAAAAAATAAATGAGATGCTCACAATGATAAACGATGTGGAGCATTTGCAGGAACCCGCAGACTTCGCAGCGATTTTAGATGGAGGTTTCTACGTATGAGTTTCGATGTGTTTCAAAAGACCGCTGAGTTTGCTCAGAGAAATCACTTCGTTGACATCGAAGATAAAATACCCATATTTCTATGTAGTGTTGGAGGCCACATATTCAACGCCCTCAACAAGTGTTCCCGATGTGACTTCGACCCCGACAGTCCCATAGTCGATGAGGACGAAGATTTCGTTATTGAAAACTGTCCGCTCAGGCACGACAATGTACCATTCTACACGCCCATGTCACAACTACCCGACACACGCATACACATACTCATGCGAGGCGCGAAGGGTTCAGGTAAATCAGTCTTAATACTAATGTTCCTCGCTGAAGGAACTGGTCTGATACACAGCAACAACAGCGACCTTGGTGAAGGCTTTCGCACCCTCATGGGTCCGAACTCTATCACTGAGGCCGGTATGTTCGGCAGCCTGAACGATGAGGGAGAGATTGCCGGAAGGCCAATCGCCCGTGAGATGTGCGGCGGTTTCCTCGGCTTTGAAGAGTTCTCGTCAATGTCCGACGCCTCCAAGAAAGACCACAGCATGGATATGAAGAATCAACTACTTACCTCCCTCGACAACGGAAGAGTGCAAAAAGCAATGAGAGCCGGATGGGTCACATACACCACGCGCTACACAGTATGGGCTGGCACGCAGCCCGCACGATTTGAGTTGGACTCAGGGCTTGACCGCAGATTCTTTATCATCGACATAGAGATGACGCCGGAAAAGGAGCGCGATTACAAGAGAGCGCAACACGCACAGGCTAATATGTCATCCGCCGAGAGAGCGGAACTGGCTAATCTTAACATAAGAATAAAAGACTGGATTCGTATGAGAATGAGCGATGCTGTCGCCAATCCCCCGACCGGCATTATCTTTGATGATGATGTAGCGGCATGGATTGAACGACCTGATGTACGTTCCTTTGAGGCTGACCTGTTCCGTCGTATGTGTATCGGCTACGCCATGATGCAGCCTGAGTACCGAGGTGGCGGACCACTCATCATCAGACTCGATGATACTTTAGAGGCAATACTAAATCAGTCTCTCGCCATGCGCCGACGTGTCATGGATGCAGACCTTGAACTAATGCGTGCGGCCTTTTGGATGAAAGATGTTCCCAAGTCACAACTGCTGAAGGAGGTTTCCCGTATGATTACTATGGGCGACTACCAATCGGCAAAGAGATGGGTGATTGAGAATCTTGAGGGACAGCCTTGGTACACAGAGCATGAACCAAGTGTTAAAAGGCGTGGTCGTAAAGGAGTGATATGTAGGTTCGGCCCTACACCACAATCAACTGAGAATATCGAATGGGGAGGTAGAAAGAATGAATGATTACAAACCACTAGGCGGACGCAACGGAAAGAGAAGCAAGAACAGCAAGGCAATGGAGTGTGCTGTTCGATATCTCGTTGAAGAAGATAGGTGGATGACAGCAGATGAGATATACCACAACATGACATATAGAAACGGAAGACTCTACAGGAATGCAAGACACACTATACACTTCAACTCTTTCGCCGCTAAGTTGATGAGGATGAAAGAACTTAGACAAAGAAAAGAAAACACCCGTTCAGTTATTATGTATAAAACCGATAAAAATACTTACGAGCAATTATTCCCAATAGACCCCATGCTCATATCGCGTGGCGACTTAAGACCAAGAGACAAGAACATGAGGTGGACAAATGCGAACAAGACGTGAGATAGAAACTAGACTTGCACAAGAGAATGATGCTTTTGCGATAGAAGTATTACGTTGGGTTCTTGCGGGTGGCTGCCCGATGTGCGACCACAAGAAAAAGAAAGAGTTTGAGGTTCAGATACAGACAGGCGAGATAGACCCAGTTTATCTTGAGGCAAGATACAATTGGCCTGAAGGTACGGTCATGTATCATATGGACAACCATGTTGAGTTTGACGCAGATGAGGCCAAGCACGTAGAGGATGCTCGGTCCAAGTCAATCGACACACTGGACTCAGCAGAAGATATTGTCTTAAGAATACGTTCCTACCTAGATGAGTTGGAGGAGCAGAAAGAGGCACAAGGAGGAATCTCATCCGAGTTCGTAGCCGACGCTTCCCGCCTGATAGGACAGGCAAACTCAGCCCTAAAACTCGTCGGTCAACTCAAGCGTGAGATTGGCGTTGACTCGCAACTTCTTCTCGCGCAGTCACAGATGAATGATATTAGCAGAATATTAGTTGACACCTTGCGTGACCAACCACACTTACTTGACCTTGTTGAGCGCAGAATGCTCTCCATGAACACAGTGATAGATGCAGAATATGAGGTGGTTGAGTGACTGAAGAAGAAGTAGCAGAAGGTATCTTAGGCTTAAAAACATATGAAATGACTTACGGTGATAGAGACTACAAGGCCGAGGAGGGAAAGATACACCATCTCAGTATCAGGCATCTCGCTGAGTTGCATTGCTTCACGATGGAGAAAGACCACGACTACCCTTTCATCAAGATATCAGGACAGAAGGAAAACGGGAGGAATGAGATGGGTAGATTCCCGGCTATGTTCTTTTCCCTTAATACTTGGGATGAGGCTATGAAGTATTACAAGTGGCTTGACGGTGGCACGCTTATGTTTGAGAGGTTGCCGCTTGAGAAAAGCAACGGGCAAACTAAGTGGAACACCGAGTCTTGCGATTACAAGTATCATCTCATAGAAAGAAAGGGATTCAGGAAGCAGTACAGGAACAAGGGTAGATTCACATGAGAAAATGGCGCTCGGCTTCAGGTAAATACTTCGCCACCCGTGGCATCACCAAGAAGGAACTGCCTAAGTTGATTGCTGCTATGGCCGAGGATAGTCTTATCGCAATGATAACTTATGATGGCGTCAAGTGGTATGTGGGCGACTACGCCCTTACTTCCACATCCGTTGCCGAAGTATGGGGTCTGACATCGAATCAGATGCGACGTATTCACGATTACATCGTCAGCAATGACCCTTTCGCGGAGTTGTATGAATGATTATCTTCACCAACGACCCTTCCCCTTTCATGGACCCACCAGTGGTCGTGATGCACGAGAAGATGACAACCTTGCCCGTGCAGCCTAACATCACATACATATTACACAGCAACAACTTCGGTTCGCGTGATGTGGAGAGATGGAGCGACTACATCAGACACAGACTCGTCATCATCACGGACAAGAAGCCTGAACTCACGAAGAAGACCAAGGAGTTGTGTGTAGTTGACGTTCATCTTAAAGGTAAAACTAAAGACAACTACTTCCTCGCCATCAACGGCACGCTCACATGGAGCGACCGAAAGAGAGTGCATCAACTCATCAAGCAAGTCCCAATACCTCTCGCTATCGCATTCCTCAAGGCCAACAACGTTGACATTGATGTTATGAGAAAACTAACTCACACCTACAAAGTATTACCGGAAGAATACTCGCACGCTGTCATGGCCTACCACATCAAACCGAAACGTCAGAAGGTCGTGTGGCCCAAGAAGAAGAAAGAGGCCCCCACCAAGCCTGATTACTTCCGTTCTACTGACAAGCATTGGGAGATAATAGTCGAAAACTCTAATAGCGTGGCTAATGACCTACGTTTGCGCGGAGATGATTTGCCGAAGGGCGTCAAGAAGCGTAAGCAGCAGGTGAACGAATGGCTTTGATTTGGTTGGTGGAAAGTTTGATGGCTCTACTTTTTGCGGCATTTGTTTTTTTATCAATCGTAATTTTTCTTATGATATTACTTTCACCCTTTTTATCTTTAGAAGACTATGACTCCAATGTTTATTTACATGATGATACTAGCGATTTTTCAGAAATTTCTACTAATATTAAGGCTAAAGGAACTACGAAGATGAGGTGGGCAAAAAGAAGTCAACAACCTGATGATTCTTTTGCAAACGGTATTATGTGGGCTGATTTAGGAAACGATTAATATATGTTCCTTAATAATATTCATATATGAGCGCGAACAACAGGCGGGTCCGACGACTCATCGTGGACCTGCTTTGGGAGTTCGGTGAGATGACGAAAGAGGAGATGGCCGAGAAACTGACCACCAAGAAGAATGTCAGAACCGTACCTTCCCCCCACAGCCTGTCCGCACTTCTCAGCAAGAATCCGCAGATTATAGCGGTAGGTAGCGAAAAGGTTGAGAATGCTGTTGGGATAAAAGCAAGTCATCTTGTCTATGATATTGACCGTAATCTTATTCAGAGTCGTGAGGAGATAGTTTATACTCGTAGTCCGACGGTGATGACACCAAAGCAGAAGAAGGAAGCCATCATGTGTGAATGCGGACGTATAAGAGTTTTCCCTCCGGGTTACGATAAGTGCCTCCACTGTATAAGGAACAATTGATAAGCCATATAGGGTATGAGATTACATGGACGGAGATTTCGCATCTATATTTCATACTATAATGGCTGCACAGCGACCCGTTGACTATGAAACTATACTGTCTCAACCCAACATAGCCGAGGCTAACTTCGTGCGCTCGGCTCTCAGCATTCTAACCGACCCTGATGACGAGGAGGAACATGACAAGGACGTTGTTAGATTGGCTTACAAGAAACTGTCAGACGACTATCTAAGGGGTATTATGACGGGTATAGTAGTCTCGATATACGCAGACCACAGGTGGTCTAACAATTCGATGGGTACTGCCGCGCACCACGAACTCGGTGATATCTACGAGCAGGCTTCAGCGTTGCTGCTTGAGAGATTCGGTAATGAAGCATAAGTATATATGCGTCTTTGCGAAGCACATGATATGAGCGCAACATGGGCTACCAAATATCGTCCTACTTCATCTGACGGACTCGTCGGTTCGGCATTAGATATGTATAGGGCTTTCGATAACATACAGCACGCCATCTTGCACAGCAAGGAGGCGGGAACAGGAAAGACCACGCTTGCACACGTTATCGCTAACGAGAAGGGGTGGCCCATCCATGTGTTCAACGCTTCAAGTAAGAAGACGCGGGGTATCGGTTTTGTTGAGGAGGAACTACTACCTCTTACCCGCATGGGTATGAAAGAGCAGATTATACTTCTTGACGAAGCCGACCAACTCACTCCCGAAGCACAGTCGGCACTAAAAGGCGTCATCGAAAACTCTCAGGGTTATTTTATCTTGACCTGCAACGACTTGAGCAAGGTCAGTAAGTGGCTACGTTCCAGATGCCTCGACATACCCTTTTACCCAATACCGAAGGCTGACATACTAAAAAGGTTAGAATACATATGTGGGGCTGAGAACGTGGTGTGTACCGTGTCGCAGTTGGAGATGATTGCCGACGCACATCCGGGCGACCTACGCAACTGCATCAACGCACTTCAAGCATTCTCGTCGTACCAAGACCCGTTGGATGCGGTTAAGTTCCTACACTCGCTGTCTGACAATGAGTTCAACACGCCTGTATTTCTCAAACTTTGCTTCAAGGAAAAGTCATTTGACCAAGCATACAGTATGATACTGTCCAACACCCCAAGAGTTAGAGATACTATTAGGTTTATTTTCAATTACGCAGTTAACAGCGACGCTGCTGTTAAGTCCAAAATACGAGTCATCGACGCGGCCATAGATGCCGAGCGCGACCTGATAGATGGGGTTGACCCTGACATCACCACCGCTAACTTTGTCAGATTGTTGATTGAGGGTTAGGTTTATAGCCGTAGTCGTTTGACACCGAAACAACCGCGAGGAAACAAACATGAATTCCGAAATGCTAAACAACATTGCTAAGACGCTGAACGCCGCACCTGAAGTTGTGCAAGCAAGGGCCGATGAAGTCCTTGCCGAGCAGGGGGCCGCATGGAAGGCCGCTGGTCGCTCTGACGAGGACTGTTACGTTCTCGCTCTAAGAGTAGCCGCAAGAAACATTACTTCACAGAATGCACGCATGAGGCGTGCTGGTGCTGACACTTACGAGGGTATGTTCATATCTGTACCAAGACCTAAAGAGTGGGGCAAGATTCTCTACAACAAGATGAAGAATCAGTTGATATCCGCTACACCCGAAGCACGCGCTGTCCTTGTTAACTCAGGCGCTTGCGTGCTGTTTGAGGACAACCACGATGGCACATACACTCGTATGGCACGCGAAGATTTCTTCGGTGTTGAGGAAGCAGACGTTTCTGCTTTACCAAAGCACACGATGGCTCTTGACGCCAACACGCACTTCTACGTTGTATGGGATAAGACCAACAAGACCTTCCCATCAGGTGACAGCAACTTCAAGTTTGGTGCGCCACGACCACAGAACGAGAGAGAAAGAACATCACTATTCTACGGACGAAAGGCTGGCGAGTCTGACCTAAGACTCATTACAGTAAGCGGAAGCGGAATGTCTGCCGACAGACAGTACCCGACCTTCACACCATTGAGCATACCGCTCAAATCAGCACGCAACCCTGACCGAGCATACTTGAACGCTGAAGTCTCTATCGCTACACCCGATGCTAATCTTGCCAACATCTTCCCCGGTCCACCGACCGACATGATTGGCGAACTCATTGGTGGCGAAAACCTTCTTGGCAGCCTTGGCGACCTTGGTACGTACTACGACACGTTCAACGGTCAAGACGGATGGTGGGACCGCAACCTTGCGGTTAACACAGAAGTCATACACATCGACCCCCGTGACAACGGTGGCTGCATCCTAGTATGCGGCGACCTTGACATCACTTCTATGGCTGGCACTGTGGATGTCTACTGCGATGAGGATGTCTCATTCGCTGTAGGAACCAAGTTGATGCTCGTCGGACAGGCATGGAGAAGCCGCGAAGGAGAGGACCGCCTTTCCGTCAACGGCTGGTATGCCTTCGATGAGATAGCAGGCGTCGCTGAGTCCACCGAGGGGTGGGACGAGTGAGGGCGTTGGGCGACCACGTTCTTCTCCGTGCCACAGACCACACCATGAAAAATGGTCTTGTTCTCAAGACCGCCTTCGTGGTGGAGTCAGTTGGAGATACAGTTCCCATAAAACTACACATGGGAGATGTGGTTCTGTATAATGAAGAAAAGAGTGTGCCGCTCGACCCTTTCACTGTATCAGTGCATTACACAGACCTATACGCTGTAAGTGTCGAAGACCTGTTCTACGATGATGACCAAAGACTCGGACTTGAGGCATAGATATGAGTATGTTAACAGGTGTCGAAGCAAGGAGCAAGTTGCTCAAGGGTGTAAACCTTGTCGCTGATGCGGTGAAGGGAACCCTTGGGCCACAGGCCCGCACCGTGATTCTTCAGAATCCGTTGGGTGGTTACCCCGCTATCTTAAATGACGGTGTGACTATTGCTCGTGCTGTCACTGACCCTGACCCCTACGTACAGATGGGTATAGACCTGATGAAGCAGGTTTCCGCCGAGGCACAGGGCAACTCCGGTGACGGCACTACAAGTGCTACTATTATCGCAAAAACACTTGCAAACGGTTCTCTATCGTTGATGGAGAAGGAGATAAGCCCACAGATTATACGTGACGCTTTGATTTCCTACACCGAGCAGACGAGAGATTACCTTGAAAATAAAGTGAACAAAGATTTCAACCTCATTGACGTGGCAAGCATAGCCTCTAACAATGATGAGGATTTGGGCCGTCTTATCGCTGATGTAATGAAGAACAACGGCGATACAGGCACAGTCACTATAGAGAAGTCTATGAACGGAGAGACATACGTTGACTCCGCAGATGGGTTTGAAGTTTACTCAGGCTACCTACACAGGGCAATGTCAAACGCTCCACGCAATATGTGTGAGTACGATAACCCTCTGATATACGTGTGTGGTAGAACGATAAACACATTCAACGACCTCGTGCCAGCACTTGAGATTAGCATAAAAGAAAGTAGGCCGCTCGTGGTCTTCTGCGCTTCTCTCAACAGCACCGTGTTGCAAAACCTACTTGTCAACGTTATACAAGGCAAGGTATCTTGCGCTGTAGTGCAGGTTTCGGGTATGCCGCACGAACAACAAGCGTGGTTGGAGGACATAGCGGCAGCCACAGGTACGAAGATGGATGCTGAGTTCAATAAATTAACGATAAAAGAAGGTACTCTAGGTTCTTGTAAGAAGTCATTCATAGGAGAGAGGAACACTGTTCTTGTTGACTGTGAGGGTGATATAGAAGATGCTGTCTTTTCTCTCAGCGAGTTGCGAGACAGTAGCGACAATGACTGGGACAAAGAGGCATACCAAAACAGAATCACGCGTCTGACCACGGGTATATCGACTATCTATGTGGGCGGTGTCACCGAGGTTGAGCAGATAGAGCGCAAGGAACGTGTCGATGATGCTGTCAATGCGTGCAAACACGCACTGTCCGATGGTGTTATTGCTGGTGGTGGGTCTGAATTGTATCGTGCCGCTTCCCATATAGAGAAGCATCCGAAAGACACTGATTCTGAGGTGCTGAACCTATTTTCCACCGCACTTGCCGGACCTATTACTACCATAAAAGAAAATGCAGGTAGTGATTTGTTCCTGAATATACTTGAAGATAAAGAAGGCTCTTACTTGAACGGTGTCACTGGTGATGTAGGTGACGCTTGGGAGGATGGGGTCATCGACCCCTTGAACGTGGTCATCAACAGCCTTGATGCCGCAGTTTCCGTAGCCGCACTAATTCTCATGACTGACGCAGCGATTATCGCTCCTGTTGAATAGGTTTATATGCGTAGTCAAATGAGGTGATAATATGAGTTGGGGAACACAAGCAACCAATGTAACACAAAAGACAGCCGCTACTACTGAGCCTGAGTCTAAGTTCGACGCAGAATACTACAGGCGTATGTTCACACAGAACACCACGAACACAATCACGCACAGGTGCGCGTTTGTAGGTCATGAGAACACAGCCAAGACGGGCCTTGCCTTATCTTTGCTTGAGCCTGAGATTACAGCCGGAAAGAAGATATTCATCTTCGACGTTGACAACAGCGCGAAAGCCACAGTTGACCACGTATATCCGGGTGCGGAGAACGTTGTAGTGCTACCTTTGCACGACGAGACAGACGAATCCATCTTCGATGAGGACAACAACGTAGACTACAAGGCCCTGCTTGACAAGGCATCTTGGTATGTCAACATACTTGCAGAACAGGTCAAAGAAGACCCCGAATCAATCGGCGGTGTCATCTTCGATGGTGGCTCGACGTTCTTGAAGTGGTGTGAACACGCCATGCGTGCCTCGCTGCTATCTCGCGGTGTCATAGAAGAAGAAGGTGACTCCTTCAATCAGAAAGAATGGCGAGAGCGCAACAGACTATACAGGAACATCATGACCCGTCTACACAGCCTGAACGTGGCTAAGGTGTACTTCACCTTCCACCTCAAGCCGGTATCGCAGTACATGGATGACGGCACGGGCAAGAAGGTTCTGATGACTGTCGGATTCCGACCTGAGTGGGAGAAGGGTACTATGAGAAAATTCTCTCAGCAAGTTTTCCTATCTCGCTACATGAAGAAAGCCGACCCTGCTGCTGGTGTCGAAGGCGACCGTACTCTCAACGATGGAGAGTGGGTTGTCCGTGGGACCATCGAGGAGATGAAGGGTAAGAACATCGAGAAGGTCGGCTCCACGCATGACATACTTTCCGTCAAGGGCGGTAAAGTCGAGTTCTTCGGACTACCTTGGATGCTTGAGTGATTGAAATGATTACCTTAGACACAAACTCCCTTCAATGGTTGCTATCGCTGATGCAGCGTAAGCAGAACATTGACGGTAAAAGTTTTGCGCAGGTTCATTCCGTGCTTCTCAAAGTGGACAATGGTAGATTGGTGGGTACGGCACTTGTCAAAGATGGTGTGTCATCCCTCAACCGACTATCCATTCCCTGCTCAGGGGAAGGTGTCGTGCCGGTCACAAGCATTGACAATTGGTTGGGCGCATTGAAATATCATAGCAGCCCACTTACTATCACGCCAAAAGAAGGTAAGGTGACACTGAAGTCCGGTCGTAAGCAGACCACGTTGACAGCATCCTCTGAGGCACTTGCTTTCCCACACACGCCTGACACTATGGCTACGTGGGCTGACAAATCCGAATCCATCGCTGACAAACTATCTATCGACAAGTATATCGGTGGGGATGGTAAGGAATACCTACATATGGCTAAGATTGTCGAGTTAGACAGCACGGACTTGTATGAGGCTTTCAGGTGCGACGAGATGAATGGGCAGAAACACAATGAGTTCCGCATCATCGGTAAGTATGAGGGTCTATTCGTCAATGTAGGCACGGAACTTAAAGGTAAAACTACTACTCAGATAAGTGAGGCAGAGTTCCCTGTGGTGTTTGACGCCACATTCAACGGTGGTCTTGATTACGTGTTCAAGAACCTCAACAGCAAGGTTGACATTTCCTTCTTCGACTTCACCGCTATGGGTCAAGGCATCAAGATGTTCATCGACCTCGGTGACGGTGATTTCATATTCCAAGCATCAAACTTGGGGGCATGATATTATGCAGGTAAACTTAAAAGAATTAGAGATAGGAACGCACGAGATTGTATTTGATGATACGGTTGCTACCGTACACATCAGAAAAGATATGGGTAAAGTATATCAGGATTATGAATGGCTTTACGACCAATATGTCACAAAGGAAAGAACGATGGCACAAATCGCTCTTGATTGTGGTCTAAGTCCTATGAGCATCAACAAATGGCTTGTCAAGCACAACATTGATACCCGTCCTCGTGGAGCAAGAGCCAAGAGGGTCGAGGATGATAGTTGAGCATGGTAGGGGCAGGGATGTCATTATTCGTGGGCGCACGCCTGAAGGTGAGCGTTATCAGAAAAGCATCAAAGGTTATTGGCCCTATTGCTTTGTGCGTGACGAAGACGCGGAATGGATAGACTGTGTGCGCAAAGAACCCGGATATACGGGTTTGTACGGCGAATCACTGACTAAGATTGTCTGCGCTTCCACCTACGATGTATCGCAGATATCAAGAGCCGGAGATACATGGGAGGCTAACATTCCCTTTGTCAACCGTGTGCTGGCCGACTACATCAACGATGGGAACGAGAAGATTCCCAACTACAGACACAGGACTTGGTATCTTGATGCTGAATGGTCGCCACAGACAGGTAAGATAAGGGTAATAGTAGTATATGACAATTTCTCCGAGCGAGAGTTCGTTTGGTTTCTTGAGCCTGAACTTGGTGATGGGAACTCTAAGCCTTATAATAAGTATGGTGAATATTCATATGACACACCGGCTATGGGGTTCGGGGACGAGAAAACCCTGCTGACTCACTTTATCAAGCACATGAAGAAGCAAGACCCTGATATAATAACCGGATGGTATGTCACAGGTGCAGACATAAAGCAGTTCTTCGACAGGTGTAGGGCCTGTGGTATTCCCTCTTACGGTATGTCTCCCATGCGTAAGGTCAGGTACGACTTCGGTGATTGGGACCAGCCTATCGTGGGTCGCAACTGCATCGACCTGATGCTTGCCGTGTCAAAACTGTGGGAGTTGAAGAACGGTAAACTTCCGTCCTACAAGTTGGGCGACGTTGGGGAAGAAGTCGTGGGCGAAACCAAGGTGGAATTACCTGACGGCCACGACACATGGGACACAGACAAAGCCCTATACATTCACTACTGCCGACAGGACGTGAGGCTGCTGCCCCGTCTTGATGAGGCTGTCAACGCCATTGACTACTTCATAGCCTTGCAGCACCTCGTTCAGTGCGACATACGCTCCACGCCGTTCATCACCAAAATGTTCAGCAACCTCGTTCTCACAGACCCCGGATTCGACCGTAGGATTCCCACACGACCGCAGTTCGCCAAGGTGAACTACGACGGTGCTGACGTTCTCGATGTCGAGCCGGGTGTGTACGACAATGTAGGTATTTTAGACATAAAAGCAATGTACCACAGCAATGCCAACAAGTACAACATATCTTGGGACGCGCTTTCCCCTGACGGGGAGGATTGTGGCAACGGCACGAAGTTTAGGACAGATACTAAGGGCGTTCTTATCCGGCAGATGGACTACATGACGAAGATGAGGAACGAGTTCAAGGCTCTGATGAAGTCTGACCCTAATAATATTAAGAAGTGGGACACCATGCAGTTCGCTGCCAAGACGCTCGTAGCCTCGATGTACGGGGTTGCTGGCGACGCCAAGTACGGTATGTATCACCCTGAGATTGCCGCAGCAATCACGCACACCTCACGAAACACCCTGCATGAGTTGATGCGAGAAGCGGAGGCCGAGGGCTTCAAGGTTCTGTACGGCCACACAGACAGCGTATTCTGCGAGATACCCACACCTGAGAGGGGCTTAGAGGTCATAGACAAGATAAACGCACGCATGGCTCCCATAGAGGTCGAGTTTGAGAAGTGGTGTTCTCGCATCATACTCGTCGCCAAGAACAGATACACAGGCATGACCGCGTGGACTGACGGCTCCTACCACGAGCCTACGCTGTATGTCAAAGGTATCGAGTTAAAACAATCTCGTATGCCACCTATCATGAAAGAGGCAATGATAGATACAATTACGGGTATATTAAATGGTAAGAAAGAAATGGAGGTTTCTGACAGCCTCAAGAATCTCATAACCGATGTTGTGGACGGAAATGCCGACCCGTCTTTGTTATGTATGAAGGGAAAGTTAGAGCGCGACCTCTCTAAATACAAGGTTTTGTCCGGCTCATCAGCCGGTGCTGCGTGGGCCAATGAGTTCTTAGGCAAAGGATATCGCGCTGGCTCCTTCTTTCTTGTGACTCTTAACGATAAAGGTAAGTATCTCGCTTTCGATGACCCCGATGAGATTGACGGTGTTGCGAGTATCGGCTACAAGGTGCTGGCCGACCGCTTTATCCTGAAAAAAATTGAGCCTTATTTTAATCTTGCGGGATGGTCTATGCAACCTCTTATCAATGCCCATAGGGGTGTAGGTAATCTCGCGTGGGTATAATTTATATGCGTAGTTAAATAAGGTGATAATATGAGCAACAAGCAGATAAACGAATTAGCACAAAACACACAGACATTTATGGAACAGACGATACAGGCTTTTGCTATAATAGACAACGAAATGCAGAAACAAAGTTTACTATTTTTTGCTCTTTTGAGAGAAATGGGCAAGGTAGAGGATGTTACGTGCGTAAACTGCGGCAACCCTGTTGTAAGACCCATGATAGAGGGTCTACCTCAACAAGATATTTGTCCTATATGTGGAGAAAACCTATTCAAAGGCAGCCAAACAACCGTAGAAGATTGGGACAGTGGGTTGATTGTCAATGATGAGAGCGAATGAGGAGCAGATATCACGGTCTTCTTATCGTCCCGGCGAAGATATCTTACGGATTAGTAAATCATCTCTGATGACGTATATGAGTTGTCCGAGACAATTCTATTGGAGATATGTCGCTGATATTCCTCGTGCGCCTCCTACTGAGCAGATGATTAGAGGTACAGCCGTACACACAGTCATGGAACACGGACTTCTCGTTGGTCCTGAAGCGATTCCCGAAGTCGCCGCCGAGCAAGGCGTCGATGAAGATGAGGGTGTAGATAGTCTTACCTTATTAATACATCAAATAGCACACGATTTAGGTGGTCTTGAGGTTGTGGAAGCCGAGATAAAGCATCAGGTCTATGAGCAATTCGACGGACATGAAATCATATGGGTCGGACTTATCGACGGCGTGATACGACACCCTGATGGCGGCCTGTGTCTTGTAGAGTTAAAGACAGGCAACATGGGTATGAGCAAACTCGGTAGGACACGCAAAGAACTCGTCTACTACACCCGTATGCTACGGGCTTTAGGTTATGACGATGTGACTCATTTCCTGTATATCAGCCCTGATTACGAAATACCTGAAGACGGAGAGGATAAACTACTACTTGAAGGTAATAAAAGGGGCAAAACAGTTTGGCTTGGTCCTGAGCGTGGCATTGCAATCCTTGAACCCTTCCGAGAACGTTCTCTTAATACCTTTGAGGAAAACTTATACGACACTATAGAGTCATTGACATCCCAACAGTGGCCCATGAAATGGAATGACTATTTCTGCCCTGTTTGGTGTGACTTTTCGCTTAACTGCGAGGCTGAATTGAATGGAATTATGGAGTGGGATATATGAGTAGAGTAGGACAAGCAAAAAAATTTGTGGTAGTATGTGCCGCCTGCGGTCGAGATGATGCGTGGGAAGGCTCGGAACAGGTATGGCAAGTGACAGGACAAGAGGGTATCGCCCCTAAGTTAATAACCGTATTCGGTTGTGAATGTGGACACCAGCAAGAAGCGTGATACCGTGTTATTGTCTTTCCCCCGTGAGATTGGCTTGCGTCGTGCTGCTTGTGGTTCAAGACAAAACTTTGACGATTATGTTAACAAGGTGAACGGGAGGGCATCGTGTTACACATCCTTATACTCCTTCCAAAGAGCCGAGCCGTCAAGACCTTGGAAAATGGATATCGCATCAGTGATTATGGACCGGGCTTGGTGGGACTTCGACATAGAGGAGGATGGTTGTTTAGATGATGTCAAACTAGATACAGCAGAACTCATCAAACGCCTCGACGGTGATGTACGCACAGTGTTCACGGGTCGTGGCTTTCACATTCATCAGATGTTCGACAAGCCTGTGATGGGAACAGCCATCGCCAAGCACATAGACCGCTATGAGAGAAAGATGGCTAAGGGTCTGAAGACTCTCGATGGTGTGGGACATCCGCAGAAGTTGACTCGCATTCCCGACACCTACAATCCGACCCGACAGAAGTGGGCCGTTAACATAGACACAGAAGAATTTGCTGCTAATCCTATTGATTACACAATTCCCTCCAAACCTCAATCTCACTTCAAAGAACTTGACCCGTTCCGAGGCAAGCCAAAAAACAGTGATTTTAGTATAACCAAGTGGATTGCAAGCAATCCTCAAATCGACGTGACATTTTCATCTGTCATGCACGAAAAGGTAGGGTCTGCGGGGCAGATTCCTATACCACCGTGCATCGAACAGGCCATTGCCCACGAGAATCCTAAACACGCCCCAAGATTGGCGTTGGCTTACCACCTATACGAGAATCTTAGGTGGTTCGTCCCTCCCGCTTCCCTAACTTCACAGCAGAAAGATGAGATTACTACCGAGATGGTTGACTTCATCAGCACACTCGGATGGAGGGACTTCAACCCCGCAGAATCAAGGATGCACGTCCGTTCCATATTAGACCACGAAAACACTCCCACCTGCGCATGGCTCTCAGCAAAGATTGGCTGTCCGGGTTCATGCTGGCGAGATGATGGGACAAGGAGATGAAGACTATGATGAGTATGATACAAATTAAACCTGAGAATATTGAATGCTGCCCGACTTGTGGGGCGGAGTTTAGTTTATGCAATGACATAGAAAAATACTGCGATGAGTGTAAAACACATATAGTCATATTCCAAGATGAGGTGTATTCAGTCAAGTGTTACTGAAACGCTTTAAATATACGTCTAACATAACATACACTATGCTAATGGTTGACGACCGCGAAAACCCGAAAGTCGTAAACAAACTGCTCATGAGAATGGGTAATGATAACGTAAAAGTATGTAGAATGGCGTCAGCAGACTATCGGATAGGGAAATGGGGAATAGAGGCAAAGGAGATAAATGACTTGTACCGCTCTATATTGGGAATAGGTAGAACGCGCACGATAGTAGCGCAGTTGCGAGACTTGCAGGAGAGTTGTGACAACCCCGTGCTGCTCGTGTACGGCACTAAACTCAAGCCGTGGGTACAGGGAACTCGCAGACCCAACGCCAAGCAACTCGCTATGGAGATGGCACGCATGAAAAAAGTCATTCATCAATTCAAAGTTACATTTTATCA